CGGCGGGCGGCTCTAATCTTTAATCGATACTAAATCCTATTTTCCGTTTTGGCTTGCTATTCTTCTCGGCAATCTCCTCGACCTTTGGTTTGCCAAACGATTGCCAAATCGTGGCTCCGGCGCATGATCCAATCGCCGCCGCCATCGAAGTGGTAAACGTTATCAGTAGTTGGGTCGAGTCTTTCATGTTCGGTTTCATAACATCGCCTCCTCATAAAGGCGACGGTTTTTCCTGCGAAAACAAAAACAGCCGAGACACCCGTAGGCACCTCGGCTAAACGCAGAATATCAATTTGTTTTCCATCAGCTGTTGTTCCGCAGATACCGAATCAGAATCCAAATCAGCCAAAGACCTCCCGTGCAGATGGTCAGGATAAGGTCCAGCAGCAATCCGCCGCCGCTGCGTTTCTTTCCACTACTCATAAGAATCCTCCTCGTCAAACTCTTTCTTTTTGTTGTCTCGATGAATGATCTTCTCAACGCCGGCCTTTGCTTTGACGGCAGTATCACCAGCATGGGTTTTTATGTGCTCCCATTTCTCGGCCCGCCTATCGGCTCTTTCTTGCTTCAAGGCGGCTTTCTGCCGCTCAGCTTCTTCAAATATCCGTAGACTCTCATCGATTACCTCACGAGTCACATACTGGATAATAACAACCTCTCCAGGCTTAAGTTTTGAGTTGGCCTTTTTATTGCAGGCAACGACCTGAAGGTCAAAACAATCCTTGTATCTAACATGCGCATCTCTGATGCGAACTTCGATAGGCAGCGCTTTCAGACCGTGGCCCTCTATAAGTTCTTTAGCTTCGTCCAGTTTCAAAGGGAACTTTTTGGAACAGAGCTCCGGCATGGATATCAATTCTTCAGAGGGCTCCGTTTCGTCTTTTCTGGGGATTCGGTCTATAAACTCAATCGCAACTGGAGTCACAGCACTAACGATTCCGGCGACAAGTCCGAGCTTCCCGCCAATATTGGGATTCGGTTTGTTAGATCTTCCCATCAGCCTTCCCTCCTTTGGGCAAAATAAAAGAGTGCGCCTCAATGAAGAGACGCACTCTGCAACTAAAGCGCATCTCTCATTGTTGCCACACAATCTCGTTACCCGGCTACGGGCGCATGAGTATAGAGAGAAGACACTTGTTGCCAAGATGTGTTCTCCGTAGCCGAATAATTCTTTATACGATTGTGTGGCGGATTCAGTATATCACAATGCATCGTGAAATGGAAGAGTGAACTTTGCAGTCACGTCATCTTGTGAAAATGGCTCGAAACAGCCTCAAAACTCACTATTTTGCCCTTGCTGGCCAGTTGGCCACTTTTTTCTTCCACTTATATATAATTTTTAATATTTTTTTCGCATTTAATTAAGAAAAAAAGTGGGCAAATGGCCAGAAAACCCGCAAACCCTTGGGGCGCAAGGGTTTCAGCCTGCCCACTTTTGAAATAAAAGTGGGCAAAAAGTGGGCAAATGGCCAGTTTTTCACCAATTTTCCGTCCGTACACGGCTATCCAACCTCCAAATTTTCGCAAAATCCGAACCCAAAGTGGGCAAATGGCCAGTTTTACAGACCAAAAGTGGCCAGCAAAATGACCTGCTACTAACAGTAATAGTAGCAGCTTTTGACCATCTGGGCAGAGATTTTCAAGCCGTGTACGGACGAATTCTATTCTAAGTTAGCCTGTTTTCCATCTTAGATTAGAAATATCCAGCCTCATTCTCAATAGGAACGCCGCTGGTAAGGCCTGTTTCGAGGGGCAATGGGGTGGTAATGATAAGCCGGAAACGCCTGGTACGGACGCTTTTTAAGCAGGGACATGCCGTACTTTTTCGGCGGGACAGACTTCCGTCCGGGCCAAATATCAGGGCTGGAGAAGACCTCCTCCCACATCTTTACAAATGTTTCGGCCGCATCCGATATCGACAGAGCCAAGGCGTCCCAGGCCTTCTGTATCTTAGCGACTGTTTCCAAAGTCTGTTCAAGTGTCATACCCATTCCATTCACCTCCACGTAATGCGTGTTTTGGAATCTGTACGGCTCGACTCAACTGATCAATCAGTTCTGCTGTTGGTGTGGCTGACAAATCTACCTTCACTTCGACATTTGCTTCCGGCAGTGGTAAATATCCAAGCGCCTCCATTCGCTTATGGTCGCAGGTGGATACGTACGGACACGCTTGGCATTTCTTCGCCAATCTTGATAGACCCATTCCACTCACCTCCAAACCTTGCCGGAACGCTTATCCACAAGAACGATCCGCCCCTCGATCTCGAAGTCCGACAAAGCGCAAATATCAAAGATCATATGGAGCAGCTTGTGGAACCGTTCCTCCTCGGTCTCAATGTTCTTCAGGGCCTGATAGGCGGTCGGGTCAGAATATCCCTCTGCGTTTTTTCGGTCGTTCCAGGACAATCACTGTCACCCCGTTCCTTCATAAATTTGATAAGCGATTGAGCGTGCATGTCGCTGATGCCGTATTTTTCTTGCAGCTTGGAGACGAACCAATCGGGAACAGGTTTTCTCCCGCACTCGATGGCAGACAGCTCAGCCGATGAAATATCAAGGTCCTTTGCCATGTCATAGAGCAGGAGTGCCCTGACTAAGCGGATGTTCCGTACTGCTCTTCCAAAATCATCAAGTCCCATGCTCACTCTCCTTGTGCCACGCCTCCACATCGACGCCGATTCTCTTCAGCATCTGAGTGCAGAGCCAAATATCATCCTGATCCTCCATCTCATAGCGGCTGACCAATTCTTTGATACGGTCGTGGAAGGCGTCGTAATAAGTTCGGAGCCGCTGAGCCCCGAACCCGAATTGCTCATGCAGCACCCATAAAATAGTCGCGTCGATCTCGGCGATATGCTTTCGGTCGTACTCTGCCAGCTCCCGCTGGATCTCCAAGTCCATGGCTTTCTTCTCCGCTGCGGTAAGTACGGCCCCGTACACCTTTCCTCCGGCTTTCTTGACCTGCATAGCTGTCTCCCATCATTCCGTTGGTTTCAGCGAAGACCGGCCCGAATATCACTGCGGGCTGAGCAAGCACCAATCGCCATAGAGGCAGCATTGGGGTCGGGCGTTTCCATCCCTTTCTCCTCATCCATCTCCAGAATGGTCATGATGGCGTAGTTGGCCAGATCCATCAGGGTGTCCCGAATGGATTCGTCCGTAACCTGCTGCTGACCGGCGTCATTTGCAGAGAGGCGGGAGAGGGTCTTAAATCGGGAGAACTTATCTCCCAGCCGAATCCGGGTCATAGCCAGTCCCTCCTCTACAAAGGTCTGATGGAAGCTGTCGCCGTAGTCATGGTTCTTTCGTTCGTACAAGCTGTTCAGCTCGTCGCAGATCGCCTTATGGCGCATCACTTTTTTGTTCATTGGTTTATTCCTCCCGAATAGTAGTTATCGAATTGCCCCTGTGTCCTGGCGGAAGTATGTGCATTTCAACTCCACCGGCTCGATCCAGGGAATATCATGCAGGCGAATGCTCCTGATAGACTCGTCATCCTTCGAGGGTCGGCGGACGCTTACCTCATCCACAGCAGTTTGTGCCGCCAGATACTCCGACTTGTACTGACACACGCCCCTATGGCTGCATCTGGTACAGCAGGTTTCCTTTGCTCTAAACATACGAACCATCTCCTCATGATTTTTATCAATCGTTGCCGCTTTGACATTCAGTTGATGTAGAGCCATTTGCAGCTCATCCACCAGGTAGGTTTTGTCATGGTCTTTAGGCTGACGAACCAGGCCTCGAATCCAATCGGCGACAGTAACGGGCGGAGGAATCTGCAAACCAAGGTCGCGAGCCATACTATCGATGTATCTCGCCATCTGGCAGGTCGGCGCCACAATGACCGCGCCTGTATCTGCGGATTGCCGAATCAGAAATGTGGTTTTGCCCGATTGTCTTCCTGAAACATAAATAGTCATGATGCGTTTTCTCCTTCGACAACAGATTCGACGATGGTTACGGTCCCCTCAAACACGCCGAATTCAGACGATTGCTGAAACGTGTGGGTTTCAGGCTCCTCGTCATCCCGCATGGGTCTGGTCAAATACCACAAGGAATCCTCTTTCCAGGTAATCATCTCCAGTTTTTGCCCGGGTTCAAGTTCTAATGTCATATCGCCACCGAGAGAGCGAGCGACGCCTTGGTCACATCCGGTCAAAAGTCCCAACGACAAAATAATGCACAAGAGTGTGCCAACGTAAATGCGTTTCATGTGTCCTCCCTTCAAAATATCAAAGGACCTCCGTAAGAATCCGGAATTCCTTGAACATACCATCTTCCAAAGTTACTTCAACGGGCTTCCCCAACAGCTCGGAAATATAATTCACCTTCGCATCATTGAGGATTTTTGCCACGCGGTCGAGGGATTCCGCAAGATTGGTATGACGAGTTCCAATTTCCCAGTGGCAGTCTGGAGACATGTTTACAGTGTATTTGCCACCATCCATGACGCCACTGCCAGACATCGAGAAACCGAGTTGGAGCCCCAGCTGAAACGGGTAATCTTTCATACTACCAAACTCGACAAAGTCAATTTTACCCAGTCTTTTCTCAATCATTTTTATCCTCCTCTCCGACCAGTTTCCGGTACAGCTCTTCCGCCTCTTTGCCTTGGAACTGATTGATGATGCGAACATTATCGCCAGGTGCTTTCCTCCCAACGATCAATACCGCAGGGTCGCCGTGGCTGTGGTCAAATCCCACCAGCATAGTGTCGAAATTTTTCATAGAATCCACCTCAAAAAGTCGAACAGAAGTTTTACAAGGAATAGAACGCCGAGGATGGCCAGAACAGTGACCAAGTTGAAGATGAACCTTAGAATATCATCCCAGCCGTTTTTCATTTCTTGGTCACCCGCTTCGCCTTCCGCTCCTCATATTCGGCCTTTTCAATCTGGACCATCTTGCCGTCCTCTTCCTTGAAGTAGCGGTTAAGCTCCACCTTCTTGTCATCGGGCGTAAGAATATAATGGTAGCCAACTGTATCGTAGTCGCCGTTCTTAGGATCGACCAGGAAGTCCTCCGAAAACACGCGATACTTCTTGCCGGCAGGCAGATAGGGCATGGTGATGGGGAAGATCTTATCCACGAGCCGGGTCATAAAGCCATTGCTGAAGGCCGCATTCGGAGTATTGATGTTTATGCCGCAGACCCGTTCGGTATCGGAATAGGTGGCTGTGCCATCCGGAGCAACCTCCTTGAACAGGGAGGACATGCGCTTGCACTGGTACTCCTGATATCCTTCTTTCCAGTTGCACTCACTGGTGATGTCGCTCCAAATGTCAGGAGTGTCCTCAATGGGCGTCAGGCACTTGCCGTCGATCAGACGGTTCAGAATGCTCTTGGTGATCTGGATGCTGAACCCGCTGTGACCATCCCGGTACAGGCACTCGAAGGCCCTCAGAGCGCTCTTATAGCAGGCCACGCCATATGCCCAGTCATCCGTATCCTCCGAAGCCTCTTTTTCCCGCTGACAGGCCATCTCGACTTCCTGAGAGGCCCAGCGGTTTTCCTCTTCATCCATCAGCACCGCCCGGTCATCCCAATACTCATTGGCAAAGACCTTCCGACAGTCCCCGCCAAAGGCCTCGATGATCTCGGGCAGGTTCTCGTTGACTGCGTCCAAGTGAATATCATGCTCCTTGCAGAAGCTCACAGCCTTCTCCAGGGGCTCGCCGACACGGTTGGTCCAGAGGATGACCTTGGTACCATTGGCCTGCTCCTCTTTCAGCCGATTGATGTTCTTCCAGATGGGCTCTCCCACCTCCGGCCACTTGTTGACTGCAAGACAGCCGTCGAAGTCCACAGCAATGATCTTCGGAGGGGTAGCCGCCGTAGCGTTCTCGGGTTCCTTGGTTTCGACTGCATTTGCATTCATTTCGTTCATGGTGTTTTCTCCTTTTCAAAATATCAATCGATAATGGTGAGTTCGCTCATCGGAACGGTTGCCAGTGCTCCGTTCGTTTTCTTGATAACGGCCTTGTCTGCGAAGAGACCAACGCCGAGCTGTAAAATACCAACCTCTTCGGCGCGCTCTTTTGCCAATCTGAGGCATCCCGAACAGGCTCCTTCGGGAGCCCACCCCAAATTCATACAAGCGATGCAGTCGGGCACACTCTGATAAATCCCTTTCATGCCGCCCCTTTCCAGAAAACATAAATGCCCCGAACTGCTGTTACACAATTCGAGGCATTCTTTTTTTTTCGTATTTTGTTTAATCCGAGGCTTTGAAGTTGTAGACCGGGCGAATACGCTCCACAATGTCCGCTGTGGGGCCGATTTGTGCGATAATCTCATCCATGCTCTTATACGCCATGGGAGATTCGTCCAATGTATCCGGCACCACACAGGTCGTATAGATGCCTTCCATTTCCGACCGGAAGGTTTCCATAGACAACGTATTGAGCGCAGCTCGCCGGCTCATCAGTCTTCCCGCGCCATGCGGAGCGGAGCAGTTCCACTCTTCATTTCCCTTGCCAATGCAGATCAGGCTTCCGTCACGCATGTTAATGGGGATGAGCAGCTTTTCGCCAGCTTTGGCAGAAACGGAGCCTTTGCGAAGGATCATGGCGTCCGTATCAATATAATTATGGATGGTGGTGAATTCGTCCGTAATCGTGAATCCCATCCCGGACACGATGATGTCCGCCATAGCTTTTCGGTTCAGAACGGCGAAGCGCTGGGTCAACTTCATGTCGTGGATGTAGTCGTCGAACAACTTACCCTCCACATAGGCCAGGTCTTTCGGAATATCCAACACGCGCTCTTTCTTCAGCGCCGTAATGGTCTTCTGAATTTCCTGGAAACGCCCCTCCGCTTTCAACTGGGCAATGGTCTCCTGAATCTGATGACGGGCTCCGCCCCAGAGTGCCCGGCGGCCTTCGTTTTGATAATAGTCGGCCACTTCCGTTCCGAGATGTCGGCTCCCGGAGTGAATCACGAGAAACAGCCGCCCGTCCCCGGCTTGGTCTACCTCAATAAAGTGGTTACCGCCTCCCAAAGAGCCGATGCTGTGAACTGCTCGGTCAAGATTGACCTGGTCGGCACAACGGAGCTGGGTCAAGTCGATTTCCGAATTGAGAGGATGGGGAATATCGCGGATTTCTCGGCCGTAGGGAATCTTCTCCCGAATCAGCGCATCCAGCTTGGCGAAGTCAATCTCGCGTTCGGCCAGTTCCACAGTTTCCATACCACAGCCAATATCCACGCCTACCATACCTGGGACGATCTTGTCCTGAATGGTCATAGTGGTGCCGATGGTACAGCCTTTACCCGCATGGACATCGGGCATAATGCGGATTTTACAGCCTGCAAACTCAGGCCGGTCACAAACAGCTTGAATCTGCTCCCGAGCCGCTCCTTCCAGCTCATTGGTGTAGCAAATAGCAGTGTTGTATTGCCCTTGAATTGTTATCACAGTTTTTCTCCTTTCCTGTGGGCTTAGAACTCTAAAGGCTCATAAATATAATTACTCTTCCACGATCTCGAAGTTCTCAGGAGGGTACAGATAATCTTCATCGCTGTCGTCGACCAGCCTATACCAACCCTTTTCCATGCCAAGAACGGTATAAACTTTATCGTGTGTAAGCATCAGGAACTCGGTTTCGCCTTTCCAGCGTACTTTCATAGCGTTCAAATATCAATCCTCTTCGATGTCTTCCTGGCGAATCTCCTCCGTATCCCAATCAGGACCGGGTAAGTCAATATCGGCCAGATAGGCAACACCTTCCTCCAAGACCTCGACAATGGTTGCTGTCCTTCCGTCCTTCAGGCGGACTTTGTCATACTTTTTAACCATGTGAACTCCTTTTCACCTTCCGGTTCAGACTAATGCTCGTTAAATCATGAGTTAGAACTGCACGTCAACCGAATCGAAAATATCACGAAGGGAGCGTCCATCGAAGAAGTCGTCCGAAAGAAGGTCATCTATGTCTGAATAGTCTTTCCAGGTCTCGCCATACCACATCGCATAGGTGGTATTTGAATCGCTGGTTTCTGGCTCGATGCCACATCGCTTGCCGTTGTACTCAAACTCGGCCGTGGCATACTCATCGCTCAGAATCGCTACAAACTCTTCTAAAGTCATAAAATATCATCATTCTCCTTCCTTAAATCCTCCGGTATCTCTTCCTGAGTGCTACTAATTCGTTTTCCGGTTTCACGATCCCACTCATAATAATGAATGTGCTCGCCATGACTTCCATACGAATGGTGTTTGGGATTACCATGATCGCTCGTGTGTATTTCTGAAACTTTCCATCCGTCACCATCGTAAAATGCGCGTGTTTTCACTTTTCCATCAGAAGAAATGTGATCAACGACACTGTCGGGTTCATCCTGTTTAGTTGGTCCAGCATGTCCTTTGATGGTTTTTGTTACTATTCTACCAGACTTCTTGCTTTTATCAAGCGGATACGGCGGCCCATTACGAACGCCCCACTTCTGACCTTTGACGCCATGATGAGCAAGGACATTAAATCCAAGCCGTCCCCGGAGTTCCCAGAGAATATCTTCCACGGTTTCGCGGGTCTTCGGGTTCAGTTTGATATAGTCCTTATGTTCATCATACCACGAGAAGATCTCGCTCAGATTACCTTCCGCCCAGCTGAAGGCCCACCAGTCGCAGATCATCTCAATAATATAATTGTAAGG